TCTGGGTGGCGAGGTGTTCCGCACCTATGAGGATGCGGTTGTGCGCACCACGGAGAACAACGTGGAGGCCATCATCCGCACCGGCGTGCAGGAAGTGGGCAACGCGGCACAGCAGGCGATCTATGAGTTTGAGACGGACCCGGACTGGCTCGGGCCGGACGGGCTGGTGTGGACGGCAGTGCTAGACAGCAGCGTTTGCCCAATCTGCCTAAAGTTAGATGGGAAACGTTTCCCGGTAGACTATAAGAAGGTAAGTGTCCACATGCAGTGTAGGTGTTATCTACTACCGTGGAAATGGCGCAACGAAGATATGAATAACCCAGATGGCACCACTGAACCAACCCGTCGCCCGGCCGATGGTGACAACGGCGAGCAGGCCTTGTCCTTTAAGGCCGCAGCCAAGACATGGGTGCAGGACAACCCCGAAACCGCGCAGGCCATCTTCGGCAAGAAGCTTGGCCAGCGCCTCGTCAACGGTGAGATCAGCTTTGACAAGGCCGTCAAGCAGTGGAGCGCACCGAAGACGGCAACTTAACGGCAAGAGTGCGTTGCCATGCCCGTCACCGTCGTCGCTACCGCTGGCGCCAGTAACGCCAACAGCTACCTCTCGGTGGCCGCTGCTGACGATCTGGCCAACCTCTACCTCGGCACCCTGAACTGGGCATCAGCCACCACCGACAACAAAGGTCGGGCGCTGATCATGGCCACCCGCTACCTCGATGAGCTGAGCTACATCGGCACCAAGGCCTCCACCACGCAGAGCCTGCTGTGGCCCCGCAGTGATGCCGAGTGCGGTGACTGGAGCTTCACCAACGCCGAGATCCCGCAGCCAATCAAGCAGGCCACCTTTGATCTGGCTGAATACCTGCTCGGTGATGGCGATGCCCTCAGCGGTGCCGGCACCGGCAGCCGTGAACTGATCCCTGGCATCCCCAACGCCAACCTCAAGCGGGCACGCGTCGATGTGATTGACGTGGAGTTCAACAGCACCGGCCAAGCTGACAGCAAGACCGCGCTCAATGTCGTGCCCCATCTGAGCAAGGTGCTTGGTTGTCTGTGCATCAGCTCGGCGTCGTCTGCATACGGCAGTCGCCCAGTGTTGCGCAGTTAGCATGGTGCTATGCGCGTTGCAGAAGGCCAGCTCTGTCTCTTTGCTCCTTCAGAGAGTGAGCAGCCCAAGCGTCGCGCAGAATCGCATCTTGCCAAACCGCTGACACGGGAGGATCAGCGCCGCATTGGCAAGCTCTACGCTGAGAACATCGGCCTGATCAGGAGTTTCGGCGGCAAGCTCGCCCGCAAGTATGGGCATTGCATGGCGCATGAGGACATCTGGAGCGCCGTGGATCTGGCGTTTATCAAGGCGTGCCGCGCATGGGATCCCGATCGCGGGCGCCTGAGCACGATCTTCTGGAGCTTCGCGCAGGGTGAAGTGCTGCATTACCTGCGCGGTCATAACTGGACGATCAAGGCCACGCATAAGGCACGGCTGCTCGGCAACCAGGCGCGGAAGCTGCTGGCATTGGGTTGGGAATCAGCTGCGGTGTGCCGTGAGCTGAGCTGCAGCAAGAACGACCTGAAGGAAGCGCTGCTAGCGACCGCTGGCGTGGCGCATGACGTGAAAGGGTTTGATCTGCATGTCTGCCCACGGCCAACACCGTGGGAGGTGCTGGAGGCGGAGGAGGAGCGGCTGGCGGCAAGTTAGGCCAACAGCTCAGTCTTCCCGATGGGGTATTTCGCGTCCCTAGGCTTTAAGCTCTACGTGAAAGCCGGCACGACGGCCAGCACCAATCCGACCGCATCCACCGGTCTCACCCTTGTTGGCAACCTGAGCGATTGCCCTGTGCAGGGCAGTAGCGACACGCAGGATGTGATTGATTACTCCAGCACGCAGGGCTTCAAGAAAGCGCTGGTGACGGCTCAGAGCTACACGGTGCCCTGCACCATGAACCTGGACCTCAACGATGCCGGCTATGCGGTGTTGAAGGATGCGGCCATGAATGCCACGACCAAGACGGTGGAGTGGTTCAGGGAAAGCCCGGAGATGAGCAGCACGGGCAGCCCGGAATACCATTCGGGCGTGGCGTTCGTGACCGACTTTCAGGAGTCGATCGCCGCAGGCTCTGTGGCAACCGTGAGCTTCACGCTGACCGGTTATGGCGCCTACAGCTGGGTGGCAGAGACGAACGCCTGAGGCTAACTAGACTGTGGGTTCTGGGAGCGGCAGCCAAGCCAAGGTGGTTGCCGCTTTTTCTTGTCTAGAGGCGGTTGTTGGCTAGGCGTCGCCATTCGCGGGCAAAGAACTGATCCAGCGGCACGGCATCCAGCGCGGGTTTGATCCAGTTGCGCTCAGGCACCAGCGTGCCACGGTTGGTGGTGTAGCCCTTCAGCACGGCAGCCGCATACGGTGCGTTCCAGCGGTACACCAGTTGCGTTGCCGATGAGCGGATGCGCTCCTGTGAGTTCATCAGCTTGCCAAGGTCCACGATGTTGCGCGGTGTCGTGACCTGTTGGCCATTGCGGCGGTAGGTCACACGTGGCCTGCCGGCTTGTGGATGATTGGCGCCCCATGTTGCTGGCCAGTCGTAGCGGACCGCCTTCATCTGGGTCTTGAACTCTGGGTACAACGTCTTGTCGTAGGCGGTCAGGATTGCCGGGATCCTCAGCCGCAGCTGCGTGCTGTTCCACCCGGTCAGCTTGTACGTGGCACGGACCTGAACGGCCATCAGCTCTGCACGTAGCGGACCAGGCGGATCTTGTCGCCCAGCACCTGCTGCAGCGTGCTGCCGATGGTGCCGGTGCTGCCGTAGGGGAAGCGGCTGCTGATCACCTCACAGGGCACGCTGCCCTGGCTGGCGAAGTTGAGGGTGCCGGTGATGCCGGGTTTGATGCGAGCATCGAGGGCCTGCGGACTGACGGCATAGCCCTCAAACACCTCCACGTCGGCATCAATGCCAGGCAGGTTGGAGCCGTTGCGGCTGCCCTGGCGAAGGTACAGCGTGACGGTCAATGTTTCAGTGGCTGGGGTGATGTTGCCGGTATCAGGATCGGTGAAGGTGCCAACGGTCGGCAGGGTGAAGACTGCGGAAGCGTTAGCGAGGCCAGCGAGTGCGCTTGTCATTGCCTAGGTTGCAGCGGCGGCAACCTTGAGAAAGATGGTGGGTTGGCGTGGCGGATCAGCTTGGGCAGGCTGTACTGACGCTGACGGTTGACGATCAGCAGTTCAATGCCGGGCTGAATCGAGCGCAACAGCAGGCCACGACAGCAGGGCAGAAGATTGGCCAGACCTTTGATGGGTTGGCCAATGTTTTCAAGAATCTGGCCGGTGTGGCCGGCATCGTCGGCATTGGTGCGCTGACGCAGCAGATCATCAGCACAGGGCAAGCATCTGAGCGCTCCAAGATTCAGCTGCAGTCTTTGGCCGGGGCTTACAACGAGGCCGCTCAGGCTGCTGCTGCTGCCTCACGTATCCAGCAGGTGCTGGGAATCAGTGCGCTAGACGCTCGCCAGAACTTCTCCCAGCTCTACGCCGCGCTGCGTGGCACCGGCATCGGTCTGCAGCAGCTAGAGGTGCTGTTTGTCGGGATCAGCAATGCCGCCCGTCTGTCAGGCGCCGGCACCGCTGAAGCATCGGCTGCTTTGCTGCAGCTGAAGCAGGGTCTGGCATCAGGCCGCCTGCAAGGCGATGAGCTGCGTTCTGTGCTGGAGCAGCTGCCAGCCTTCGCTCAAGCGATTGCCAAAGAGCTGAACGTCAACGTTGGTGCGCTGCGTCAACTCGGCTCGGATGGCAAAATCACCAGCGAGATCGTTTTCAATGCGGCCAAGAAGCTTGCAGCTGCAGCCGCGCCAGGCCGCACGCAGGTGGAGCAGCTAGGCATTGCCTTCACCAATCTGAAGGAAACGGCAGCGGCATCGTTTGGTCCTGCATTGGTCGGTGTCATCCAGCAGGTGGCAGCAGGAATCGCAGCCTTCAGCCGTTTCATTCAAGAGAACCAGACTGCGCTGTCCAATTTCGGGAAGTCGGTTGTCAACCTTGGTCGCACTCTGCTGCCATTTGCAGCAGGGATCCTCGCGGTGCGTGCCGCGTTCAGTGCATGGGCACTGGCTGCCAAAGCCGTAGCCGTGGCGCAGGCGGCAGTCTTGGCGCTGCAAGGCCCTAAGGGCTGGGTGGTTCTGGCAGCAGCATTGGGCGCTTCGGCATTGGCAGCTGCGGCGCTGGAGAAGGGCTACAAGGGCGTTGCCGGCGCCGTGGGTAAAGCGTCAGAAGAGGCAGAGCGTGCCAAGGCTGCCTTCGCAGCGATGCTCAACACCACCGAGCTGAAGCCGGGTGCCATGGGCGCCCAGACCGTAGACAACAAGGTGCTAGCCGAGCAGCAGCAACAGCGCATTGAGGCTGAGCTGGCCCTGCAGAACGTGCAGCAGCGCATTGCCTATGCCAAGCAGCTGGCTGCGGCCGAAGCTGGCGTGGTGCGCGAGACCATCCGCCAGCGCCAAGAGATTGAGGCCGGCGTGCAGGCTGCCAAGGATCAGATCACCCTGATCGGTGCGCAAATTGATGCGCTGCGCCTGCAGGGCAAAGACAAGGGCATCAAGCTGCAGAAGCTGGTGGATCAGCAGAACGTCGCCGCTGAGGAAGTGCGGCTCAAGCTGATTGAGGGTGCCAGTGCGCTGCGTGATGCCAGCAGGCAGCTAGCTGAGGATGCCAAGCGGGCCACGCTGGAGCTGGCCGGTATCCGCAATGACCCTGGCGGGCTGAACAAGTTTCTGAATCAGCAGCAGATCCAAGAGCGTGGCCAAGCAACGCTGCAACTGTTGCTGCCTTCGTTCCGTCAGGCTCAAAGCCGCTTCACGCAGCTCACCGGTGCGCAAGCACCGGAGTTCAGAGGCACGACCAGCGGAGTGATTGATTCCGTGCGGCAGTTCATTGAGAACGTGGACCGCGAGTTCAACGCCACCAACAACGTCCGCGACACGCAGCAGGCACTGGTGGATGCGACCGCTGGCCTGAAGTCCATCAATGAGCGCTTGGCCACCGTGACCGAACAGTTGGCCGCCAAGAACTGGCAGGTCAACGTCAACGTTCCCGGCGGCACCGCCAGCGGTGATGTCCTCGGCCCCGTCAACGCAGGCTTCTGATCATGACCGTCACCCTCGGCACCTTCACCTGCTCGGCCCTGACTGCTCAGCCCTTCGCCTACGAGGGTGATGCCCGCACCGGCCTCACAGCCCGCACGTTCCGCATCAGCGGTCTACTCACCACCAGCCAGTGGCAAGCCCTGATCAGTGAATACAACACCTGGCGCAACACGCGGATCACCGATGCCGACACGCTGAGCAGCGGCACGGTTGGCACGACCATTGCGCTGTCGGTCAGTGCCAATGGCGTCAGCGTCAGCAGCCTGGCCTGTTGGTTTGTCGAGCCGCCGAGCGGTGAGCAGGCCGGGGCGTTCATCAATGCCAGCGCCACGCTGGTGGATGCAACGCAGGCTCTGGCGGTGCTGCTGCGAGAGCAGGAGAAAAGCCGGCAGAACACCGAAGCCAATGTGCCCAGTCTTGGCACCGTGACGCTCACGCGTGGCAGCGGTACGTCGCCGGTGATCACGCTGACCAAACCGATGCTGACCCGTCAGGACGGGCCAAGCGTGGCGTTGACCGCAACCGGCGTGAGCTATGTGACCGGTGCGCTGGTGGCGCACAAGGTACGGCAGATCGAGGGCTACATCACCACCGGCACCTATGACGACGTGCTCTCGTGGTACGACGAGACCATTGCGGCCGTCCCAAGCAGCAGCAGCTGGTTCCCGATCTCGGCGCCAACGGCTACCGCTGAGGTGATCATCAGCGGCGGTGCCAAGAGCACCCGTTACAACGTGAGCCTGACGGCGCTGCAGATCATCTGAGATGGCCATCGACATCCGCGCCACGGTCACCTGCAGCCTCGGCACCCTGATCAGTGCCTCGATCAGCGACGACTATGTGCAGGGCACGGGGCTGATCAAGTGCAAGGGCAGCTGCGAGCTGAGCGGCATCGTCACACCGGACGTGGGCACAGCGGTCACCTTCAGCTACACGCAGGACGGTGTGACGCGTCAGGTGCCGCGCAAGCTGCGCGTAATGAGCAGCTTTGCCGATCCGTTCCGCCGCACCACCAAGGTGGAACTGGGTTGCAAGCTGACCTATCTGCAGGATCTGCAGGAGCCGGTGGACTGGACGCCGTTTGACGACATCCTCAACAACGACTTCACCGTTGACGACGCGAAGATCGTCACCATTCCCATCCACGCCAGCAGCGTGATGGACAAATGCCTTGATGAGCTGGGCATCACGGCTGATACCAACCCGCTGACCAACAAGTTCAGCATTGCGCGGTTTGACTTCAGCCCCGGCTACGTCAACGTGCTCAGCGACCTGCTGGTGTCCGAGAGCTACTGCGCGTACCTCAACAAAGACGAGGAACTAAAGGTCTTCTCGCTGGACGAGAAGGGCGGCACCGGCCCAGTGATCGAGGCAGCCCAGATCATTGACCTTGGCAGCATCGGCGTCGGCCAGCTGCCTGGCGAGGCGGTGGTGGTGAGCTACAGCACGCTCAAGCTGAACCCACCGGATCCCGGCAGCACAGGCACGGTGAACTGGGAGGAAGAGGAAACGGTGCAGGTGCTGCAGCCGAAGGTGGTGGCCTATGGCACCAACCAGAGCCGCACGTTCACCGGTCGCCAAGTCACCAGCACCGTCACCGAGTACGAGACGATCAGCCTGGCCACGGCCGTGAGCACCGGTTCGTGGTTCTACTGGCAATCGCTGGAGCAGTTCCGTGACGTGGTGGCATCACGCACCACCACGGTCACCAGCCCTAGTGCCTACGTGGAAGAGAACCGCGTGGTGCAGCTGCTGAACAACGGTGTGGCGTATGCCAACACCGACATTGTGTCCAGCCAGACGGTGGAGACGACCACCTACGCGATGACGACGGCTGAGCCGCTGCGCACCGAGACCCTGCGCTACGAGGATCGGCGCGTGGCCTACAGCCGGCTGGGTCTGCAGCTGGTCTATAGCGACAGCGATTACGTCAACCCCTCAGGGCTGGTGCTGGTTGGCAAGACGGTCGTGGAGTACGAGCGCAGCGGTGACTTCACCAAGACCGTAACGAGTGAGTACGTCTGGGCACCGGAGCGGCAGGTGGGGTCACAGGCAGTGGCCGAGGCCCGTGACGTGTTTGCCGATGCCACTGAGGTGGCGGCCTATCTGGGCTCCATTGATGGCGTGCTGGTTCATGCCGGTACCACGGTGTCCACGACGCAGCGCGGGGTGACGACCTACGAGGGTCGGCCCAATGGCGCAGAACGCACCAACGCAGCCAATGCCAGCGGCGGGGATCCCAACAACGGGTGGCGCACAGAGAGCACAGCAGAGCTGGAGCTGGCCCTGGGCAGTGCGACGGCGCAGCGGCGAATCGAGTTCAGCCTGCCCTATGCCCCGGATGACACGTTCACCAAGGCCGGCAGCCCGCCGACCTATGGGTCAACGGCCAGTGATGCAGCGGAGAAAGCCTCGCGCTACGGGCGCTGCCAGAACCGGTTGCTG